AGCATCTTTGCGATTTCTTTGATGGTGGTCATTCCCATGCTCCAGTGATGAGCGCTCCGGCGACGATGGCCAGCGCGCCGATGAAAGTGATGAGCGTCCAGATGCGTCCGGGCCGCTCGCATGAAAAAGGCTCGACGTTCTGCCGAGCCTGCTTTGCTGCGCGCCGCTGCTCGAGCGGTCGCTTTCGAGTAATTCGTTTCATGTCGAAGTCCTGTGGAATGTGGTCGATGATGCGGACCGGGTCGGAGAAGCTCATTCGAGCACCTCGCCTTCGTCCTCTTCGTCGTAACTTTCTTCGTCCTCGTCCTCGTCCTCGTCCTCGTCCTCGGGGTCGGGGTCGGGGCCGCACCACTTTTCGTAGTCGTCGGGGCCGCAGCCGTCGGGGTAGTTCCATGCCATTTTTGTCTCCTAGTCAAAAATCCAGTGATAGAGGGTGGCCGCAGCCATTGCGGGCAGGATCACCAGGCCGAAGAAAAATCCGTTGCTCATGCGAAGTACCTCAAGGCGAGAATGGGGATGGCGAAGGCTGCGAGGCCGCCGACCGTGAACAGGCGAAGTCCGAACGTGATGGTGTCTTCGGGCGTAGGCTCGTACTGGACGAGCTCGTCGGCGCTGCGGCCGGTGCAGAAATCGAGAAGAGACATAACTTCCTCTCCGTGTGGAATGGAAAAAGAAAAGGCATTCAGATGCCGCCGAAGGAGAGCGCCACAATGAAGTGGCCGGCGGCACGTGAATGCCTTCTGTTGAAAGGGTCGAGGGAGCCGGGGTGAACGCAAAAGCCTCTCGTCTGCAGATGCCCCGGCTTTGGGATTCGTCGGAGTGTCGCGGCACAGTGCGACAGGAACGAACCGGCTCATATCTGCGTCAAGCCGTTTGCCCTCGAAGTCGTTACGGAAGTTCGTCCAGGACGCACTGGACGTTGCAGGCGACCTGCTCGTACTTCTCCGCTGCGGGGCAGTGGATGACGGTCGGCTCGGTCTTCATGTAGAAAGCGAGCGCGGCGGCGTTCGCGATGCTCATGAGCGCGTACTCGTGGACATCAGCTTCGCTGCAGGTCTCGCGACCGATCGAACGGAGGTGATGCGCCAGTCGGGCGTCGAAGTCGTTGCGCTTCATTCTTCGTCCTCCTCGTCGTCATCGTTGAGCAAACCAGTCAGAAGGGCGTCAGCGGAGTTGAGTGCACCGATGTACGCATCGTCGTCGCCCCGGATGTAGGCCTTAGCGGCCTCATCCATGAAGTCTTTGATGTACTCGAGGTAGTCGAGCTTGTCCTTGTCCGTCATTGTGTTCTCCTGATAAGCCGTCCCGCGTGTCGCTCTTTGCGGGTGCCCGCGAGACGGCTGTGATCTTTATGAAAGTCCATCCAAGCGCTCTCGCGCCAGTCCCCTACGCATTGAACACATGCGCAAGAACGCTTGAATCGACTTTCTGCTGTGCACGGTCCCGCGTTTTCCGCAGGCAACCGCTCGGGTCTTCGTGACCTCTGCCTCTCTCGGCTGCATCAGCTACGTCCGCCGCTCCGTGCTTCTCAACACCTGCCACCACGCGTCCGCTTGTTCGCCCGTCGGGTTCAATGGACCTGGCGGGTATGTCTTGCCCTAACTGAAGTTCACAAAACGCTAACTCCGAATTAGTAACCAGATACTAACCGAGGTTAGCAAAACAGGCAAGCCAAAACTAACCGGAGTTTGTTGTTCTATTGACTTATGTCAACTTCGGTGGAGAAAAACAGTAACGTAGGTAAACAAAAAAAGCCCGGCATAACCGGGCTTGTGTGATGTGGGAGATTTGTCAGAGTTCTCGTGAGGCGTGGAGAGCGCGGCCGAAGATTTGGATGCGGTCGCATTCTTCCTTGACGTAGCGCTCGGGCGGGTAGGCGGGATTGTCCGACGAGACGAGCAGACCGTCTTTGATCTTCCTCAGGCGCTTTACTTTATATGCGCCGTCGATTGCCAGCACGTAGATCTGGCCGTCGATGACGGGGACGGCTGCGGGTCGGCTGTCGACCTCTTCTGCCCACAGGATCTTGTCTCCGCGCGAGAGGGTCGGCTCCATAGAGTCGCCGATCACCTCGGCTACCTTGCAGACAGATGGACTCACATGCTTCGCGATGAAGAATGATTCCGGGAACCACATTGGTTCAGATTCTGTGACTTCTTCCCAGTCGGGATTGTGTCCGTCTCCGGCGGAGAGAACAAGTTTGTACACGGGAATGATGACTACTCCTGGCGGGGTCTTTTCTTCTTTAGGCAAGCAAGAGCGCACCGGCTGGCGATTTTCTTTTTCGCCTTCGCCGGTCGCAAGCCATACGTGTGACACGTTGAAGAATTTCGCCGCCTGCATGAGGTTTTGCGGCGAAATCACTCCCTGATAACACCACTTGGCAACAGCCGCAGAGGATACATCACAGAACCGCGCCAATGCGGCCTGCGTCAGCCCTGCGTCTCGATTGAGCAAAGAGCGCAAGCGTTCAGCAATTTCAGCAGGTTTAGAGCGGTCCATGATGGCCTCCTTTCTACCTAACAAAGGTTAGCACAATAAGAAGTTAGCGGAACTAACCTTAAAATACTAACTTGTGTTAGTATTGGTTGTGAATTTTTAACCCATTGCTAACGCAAGGAAGTAACGAATGAGTGAATGCAACCAGCGGAAGAATCCAAAGCGTCTTTCGCAAGCTACTACATCGCGCGTTATCGATGCGCTGGGTGGCACGAACGCGGTTAGCCGCATGACGGATGTTTCTACAGCTGCAGTGGCCATGTGGCGCAAGCGTGGGATGCCGAAGGCGCGTGTCGTTTTTCTCAGGGAGGTTTATAAGCATCTCCCCGTCATGCGCCTCAAAGAGGTTCGTGAACTTTAAGGGGACGCGATGAGCTACGCCGCAGAAAGATGGGCGCGTAGTCAGAAGGTTGGCAATGCTTCGGCGAAGTTCGTGCTGATTGAACTGGCGAACGCGCTCAACAAGGATGACGTTGAGTGCTATCCAGGCATCGACACGCTTGAGGAATCTACCGAACTGAATCGTAAGACAGTGCTTGCCGCGACGAAGCTGCTTGAGGAAAAGGGCTTCATCAAAAAGCGCCGCGCATGCGAAAAAGGGAAACAGCGAATCTATTACTCGTTCCCGGCGTTCAATCCCGCTGACTGGGAGTTCAAAAAGGAAAGTACCGAAAACGGAACTTTGCAAAGTCCCAAATCAGGAACTTACGTCGAGCAAAGTCCCAAAAACGGAACTTTAGAAAGTCCCAAAAACGGTACTCAGCAAAGTACCGAAAACGGGGTTTTGCAAAGTCCCAAAAACGGGCCTGTAACAGGTAATAAGAACAGGGAAATAGAACACGTAATAGAAACACATGAGGACGCCGCGTCGGGAAGCACGCCGCCAAAAGCCAGAACCAAGAAAGGCGAGGCCTGGAAAAAGTGGATCAAGGTCGAAAAGCCGGCTGAAGTTCCTGAAGACCTCTGGAAGCAATTCGGAGAGATTCGCGCTCTGAAGAAGATGGCATTGACCGAAAGAGCGCTTGAGCTTCTTCGATCCGAAGGGGAAAAGGCTCACATGACGCTGCTTCAGGTCGTCGAGACGTGTTGCGGCAATGGTTGGGCAGGCTTCAAGGCCTCCTGGTTGACGAGGACGAGCGGTAGCACCTACCGAAAGCCTCAGAACGTCACCCAGACGGCTGAATACCGAGAGCGACTTCAGGCCTGCTGCCGAGGTGAAGGCAGAACCGAAAAACTCGCCGACGACGGCGTAACGATCATCGTGGATTGAGGGGAAACAACATGAAAAAAGCAGAAGGCTTGGTCGGCCTGTTGGGCTTTGCCGAGGGTGAGGAGGAGCGGGAATGCCCCGTGCACGGGCGATATATCTCTCACCTGACCTACCTGAAGGGAGAGCTCAAGAACGCGAGCGGATGTCCGAAGTGCCGAGCGATCCAGTTGCAAAAGCAGCGGGAAGCTGAAGAGCGCGAGCGCATGGAACGCGAAGAGCTTGAAAAGCGCCGCGCGTATGAGCAGACGCTGGACCGAACGGCCATCCCGACCAAGTACCGATCCAGAACGCTTGCATCCTTCAGAACCGATGGGAACGACCAGAAAGCGAAGGTGCTCAAGATCGCCGAGTCCTACATCACAAAGTTCGACGCGCTTCGCCAGTCCGGCATAGGGATGGTTTTCATCGGCGAATGCGGGACCGGCAAGACCCATCTGGCGTGTGCGGTGCTTCAGGAACTCTTGAGCAAGTGTGCCGGCATCTACACGACGGCGCATGAGATGGGGCAGACGGTTGCTGACTCCTGGGGATGCCGAGAGCCGGGAAAGACGACCGCAGACGTGAAAAGAGCCTACAAAACCTGTCCGCTGCTTGTCGTCGATGAGGTCGCAAAGGAAGACGCGAAGCCGATCACAAAGGAAGTTCTCTCAGAGGTCTTGTACGCCCGCTACGACACTCAGCTTCCGACCATCTGGATCACCAACGCCGATCCGACGCTGCTGAAGACCGCGATAGGAGAGCAGGAGTACGACCGGCTCAAAGAAACGTGCAAGTTCATCCGGCTCTCGTGGCCGAGCATGCGGAAGAACGACATCGATTTTTAACAAAGGAGAGGTCATGACAGACCAGAAATCAAATGAGCGAGACGGGCAACCGGAAGCAGTCCAGTCGCCCGAAATCACAACGGATTTCAGTTCTCTTGAGCTGGAGACACTAGATACCGCCGAAGAAGAAGGAAAACGTCTTATTCGTCATTACGTGCAACGCGCGAAACAGCTTCATCGAGAACATCTTCGTCGCTGGGGCAGACCTGATCAAGCCAAGCAAGAACTGCCTCAAGGCGTGAAACGTTGATCGAAACCAAAGACTGGACTTCTTCTGTGCCTGTGTCGCCCGTTGCGGAAATGTCGATCGGTTCGAGTTTCACCGCACCTGCAGCGCACATGGCGAGTAAGGCTGTTTTGGGGTCGAGTTTAGTAACAGGCATTTGTTTAAACCTCCGTGGGTTGGTTGATGGACGTGTTGGGGAACACAGCCTCAATCATCTCACGGGGGACCTAAAAAGGAGGAGTCATGAAAGAAAGTGACGAATACCGCCTCGGACGATCTGCCGCACAACGCGGTGAGCCGATGGCGAAATATCAGGGCTTGACGGCTCGAATGAATCCCAAAAAGAGAGCGGCCTTTATTCAAGGCTATTACGACGGACTGAGGAGAAAGGAAAAATGATTAGTTTCACGATTGAGGGGGTTCCAGTCCCCAAAGGACGCCCGCGCTTCACTCGCAGCGGCCACACGTACACGCCGGACACGACGCGCAAGTATGAGGCGCTCGTTACGGCTAGGGCAAAGGAGGCAATGATCGGCAAGAGAAAAATCGAAAAGCCGAACGCAGTCCGTGTGGACATCCTCGCCATCTTCCCTGTGCCCTCGTCATGGTCCAAGAAACGCCGCACAGCGGCTCTGCAGGGTGTGGAGCATCACGTCTCAAAGCCTGACCTTGACAACGTGCAGAAGGCGATCCTGGACGGCATGAACGGGATCGTTTTTGAGGACGACTCGCAGGTGATCGACAGCCGGACCAGAAAGGCGTACGGACCCGAGCCGGGAGTGAAAGTTTTTGTAGATGAGGTAGAACATGGATGATGCAGACCGAGCCGCCAGAAGCGATGAGTGGATCATGCGCGCGGCGATTGAGGAGAGAAAGCCAGAGGGACCAAGACCGATCGTGGTGAGCTTGTGCTTGAACTGCGGGAAAGTGATCGAGAGAGTGCCTGCAACGGTCGAGGGAGTTCGAAATGTTCGACGTTGGTGCTGTGCCGAATGCCGAGACGAATGGGAAAGGGAGCATGCGAATGGATGAAGCGGAGCGCCGAATTCTTGAAGCGCGCCTTGAAAACTGGAGTTCATGGGCGCGTGAGGGAAAGCCTTGTGGAAAGAGTTCAATGCTCGGCGTGATGCGAGAGGCCGGCTACGTGCCAGAGGAAGGCACAAAGGAACGTCCTCGCATTATCGACATCAATGACGCTGTGGAGATCGAGGCGGCGTGGAGCGCGATGCTCGATTCAAAAGAGAAGAGGTTGTTGCAGGAGGCCTATGGGAATCCGAGCCGGCCGCTCTGGATAACCTGTCGTGTGGTAGGCATCCGACCACGCAAGTACGAACAGCATCTCATGTTGGCAATGCGCATGTTGCACAACGTGCTGTCCCGTGATAGACTTCACTAATCAAATTATGCCGGTGTGTCCGAGCTGGAGGGCGAGTCTTTTAGGCTCGCTTTGCCATGCCTAGGAAAAACACCAGCAATTCTAGAAAGCGGTATCTCCTCCACGGTGATGCCGCTTTTTTGTTTTGAAAACAACACCGCGCACGCCTCTCAACGATGCGCAACCCGCGCGGTTTCCATTTCGCTACCTTAGGGCAGTTTGCTCCGAGGTCGGGGCGGGGAGAAATCCTCGCCCTCTCTAATTCCTTGGGTTACCTATGAAGAAAGCCATTGTGGCGGCCATTGCGGTCGCCTTTTTCGTTTCTACAGCGGCGGAAGCACGTGGCGGTCGAGGCTTTAGCGGCGGTCGTTCGTTCTCCCGTCCTGCTCCCGCGAAAACCTATGCCCCTAAGCGCACGACCGTCGTGAAGAAAAATACGACCGTCGTCAATCAAACGGTTCACCAAAACACCACCTCCAGTGGTGGCGGCTTCTGGTCGACTGTCATGGGGGCCGCCGCAGGCTCTATGGCTGGCAATGCCATTTACGACGCAGTGACAAAGGACGACGAACCGAAGCAGCCGGCACAGACTCAGCAACCGCAGGTCATTTACGTTCCTGTCGGTTCTGACGGCAAGCCCGTTCAGCATGCGCAATAAGGCAAAATCCGCAAGGTGCAGACCCTGCGGGTTTTTCTTTTGATGGTGTTGACTAATCTCTAATTGGATAGAACATCTGCGATTCCGCCGGGGAAGTTTGGAAGAATTTTTGGGTGCTTCCACGGATTACCCTTAGCCGTCTTAGTCGCCTGGAAGAATTCTTCGTCATGATCTGCAACCCAAGACACTTTGTATTTCATGCCAAATGAACGACAGCGGACTACGTTTCTGATGAAGTTCATTCGATCCCAGACAGTCCAAACAAGCAAGGTGGCGATTTCTTCCTTACTGGCATTCGTTCTGTGGGGCTTGGAATCCCATTTTTCCTGAATGCGCCGATCCCGGATTTTTTCAAAGATCTCGGAGTTGTTTTTCAGAAATGAAATGACATCGGCTTTTGTCTTGATCGAGGCGCCACCGTTGATGTAGTCCTTGATCAGATCTTTAGCTTCCTGCGCTTTGAGTGAGTTGACGATGGTTTCGGGCTTAGTTTTTTCTCGTTCCTTTTCCCAATCAATCTCGTCTGGATAAGGGCTGCAGAACATCATGTGCCACCCCCAAAGCTCTTCAGAGACGCATCGGGGTTGCCAGTAGTCCCACTCCTTCCAGTGCCAGTCGGCATCTCCTAGGATTTGAAGCAGATTGGTGGCAACGCTCTCTTGGCCTCCCCTGTCCGTTCTGTTCAGACGACAAAGCTCTTTTACGATGAGAGATCGTTGCTCTTCAGTTATTCCATCAATTAGATCGGCGGTGAATTTTGCGGCATCTTCCTCCGTATACGGGAAGAGGTTTGTCTTTGGCGAAGAGACGGTTTTTGGCTTTTGTTCTGAAGTTTTGCTTTTCTCGGATTTGAAAAGCATTTTGACTAAGGCTGAAAAAAATCCCATGACTTGCTCCTGAAGGAAATTCAAGGATAACGCCTTGCGTTTCGATATTTGATCAGGGTTTCCATTAGTGAGACTGTGCTATGACTGAAAAAAAGAAAAGCTCTAGCGCTCCGAGGATGGGTCGCCCAAGTAAGTACACGGAAGAGCTGGCTCAAAAGATCTGTGGCTTGATCCGAGAAGGCAAGTCCGAGCGCACGATTTGCAAGATGCCTGGGATGCCCACTACGCTCACGCTGAGGAAGTGGAAGGATGATCATCCCGACTTTCTTACCCAGTCCGCGCGCGCGAGGGAGGAGAGCGCAGAAAAGTTTAACGATGACCTCCTCGAGCTCCAAGACGAACTCAACGACCAGTTGCAGACGCGTCTCATGAACGGCGAGGACTTCCCGAAGGGGGCGGTCGAGGCCTACAAGGTGCTGATGCAGGAGAAGGCCCGACAGGCAGCTTGGCGTGATGATTCGCGCTACGGCAATCGCAAGACCGTGAAGGTTGATGCGACTGACGACGCTAAGGGAATGGCAGAGGTCTACGCCAAGATGCTGGAGGCTCAGAAGGATGACTGATCCTTTCCGTGAGATCTGGAGGCCACATAGATACAAGGTCTTCTATGGCGGGCGCGGCTCGGGTAAGTCGTGGGCGGTGGCACAGGCTCTGATTGTGATGTGCGACATGGCAAACATCAGAGTCCTGTGCTGCCGCGAGATTCAGAACTCCATCAAAGACTCGTCCTATCAAATCCTGAAGTACACGGCAGAGCGCCTCGGAATATCGGGGCGCTTTTCCTTTTTGGAGTCGGAGATTCGACACAAGCTGACGGGATCGCGCTTCATCTTCAAGGGCTTGCTCAGAAACGAGCAGTCGGTGAAGTCGACCGAAGGGATCGACATTTGCTGGGTCGAGGAGGCGCAGACAGTCTCCGAGGCCTCGTGGGAGGTGCTGATCCCAACCGTGCGCAGGCCCGGCTCTGAAATATGGATCACCTTTAACCCTCTGGGCGCAGACGATCCGACGACGAAGCGCTTTATCGACGACTCGCCGCCAGATGCCTACGTGCGCAAAGTCAACTACGACGAGAATCCGTTTTTCCCTCCCGAGCTTCGGCGCGAGATGGAGTGGGACAGGTCGCACGACTACGAAAAGTATCTGCACATCTGGGAGGGCTACCCGCGCACCGTCAGCGACGCGCAGGTTTTCCGGGGGTGCTACGTCGTGGAGCCGATCCCCGAGGATCTGTGGAAGCAAGCCGACCGGCTTTTCTTCGGCGCCGACTTCGGCTTCGCGAGAGACCCGTCGACGCTCGTCCGATGCTTCATTCTCGACCGGCGACTCTATATCGACCATGAGGCCTACGGCGTCGGCGTCGAGATCGACGAAATGCCGCAGCTCTACCGCTCCGTGCCGGGCTCGACTGAATGGCCGATCAAGGGTGATTCAGCGCGTCCAGAGACGATCAGCTATCTAAAACATCGCTCGGGCTTCCACATCGAGGCCGCCGATAAATGGCCGGGATCGATCGAAGACGGCGTCGCGTATCTCAAGAGCTTCGACAAGATCGTCATCGACCCGAGGTGCAGTCATACTGCCGACGAGTTCCGGCTATACAGCTACAAGACCGACAGAGTGACTCAGGAAGTGCTGCCGGTCATCCTTGACAAAAACAATCACTGCTTGGATGGGTTGCGGTACGCCTTGAGCGACTACATCCGCAACCCCGACAGCGTGTACTGGGAAGCCCTAGCTAAGCAATGAGACAGAAACAAAGACAGAACGCGGCGTCGGCCGCTATTCGCCGCTTCGCCGACGGCGTGTCGAATCCGCTGCTTAGGATCGGCACCGGCACGCCAAGCACTTTTAACGCCACGACGTATCTCCCGAAGTTTGCGACGATGGCTCGCCAGGTCCTCGAGTGGGCCTATCAAACCTCGTGGATGTGCGGTCTTGTGGTTGACATTCCCGCCGAGGATATGACGCGCGAGGGGATCGAGATCAAGTGCGATGATCCGAATGCGCGCGAGGCTATCCAACGCGCTTTCGACAGATACGGCGTCATGGATCAGCTCTGCGATGCGATCAAGTGGGCGCGCCTTTATGGCGGCGCGATCGCCGTTATTCTGATCGACGGACAGGACGTATCGACGCCGCTGACGACGGTCCCGCGCGGCAGTTTCCGCGGCCTTTATGTATTCGACCGCTGGCAACTCGACTCGCAAAATCTAGACCCCGTTCAGGAGCTCGGACGCGACTTCGGCAATCCGGAGTATTACCGCGTAATCGCGAAAAACTCTGAGGTGGACTTCAAGGCCGACCGCATCCACTACTCGCGCGTCATCCGCCTCGAAGGCCGCCGCCTGCCTTTCTATCTTCGGCAGTCTTATCAAGGCTGGGGCGCGAGCGTCCTTGAGCCGGTCTTCGATCGGATCAAGGGCTTCGACCTGGCGACGCAGGGCGCGACGCAGCTCCTCTCAAAGACCTATCTGCGCTACTACAAGGTCAAGGGCCTTCGCCAGATCCTGACGAACAGTCGGGCGAGTGAGGGCTTCAAGAAGCAGATGGACTACATCCGGGAGTTCCAGAGTGCAGAAGGGCTGACCGTCGGCGACACTGAAGACGACTTCCAGACGCTGACCTACAGCTTTACGGGCATCCCGGAGATTCTGCTACAGCTTGGCCAACAGATCTCCGGCGCATTCGGCATCCCGCTTGTCCGACTGTTCGGACAGTCGCCCGCGGGGCTTAACGCCACCGGCGAGAGCGACATCCGGAACTACTACGACAACATCAAGCATTTGCAAAGGTTGATGCTGCGCTCTGGCGTGCAGCGCCTGATCGACGTCGCCTTCGAGAGCGAGACGGGGCGCAGTCCTGGCTCCTCGCTCACTTTCGACTTCCGCAGCCTCTGGCAGATGAGCCAGACGGACAAAGCGACCGTCGCGTCGGCTGAGGTCGAGGCGATCCGCGGCAGCTATGCCGACGGGTTGATCAGCCTGCCGACGGCTCTAAAGGAGCTGCGAGCTCTGAGCGAAATCGTTGGCATCTTTTCCACTATCACGGATGAGGACATCGCGGAGGCCGAGCTTCAAGAGGCGCTCGATCCGCCTCCGCCTGTAGATCCCTATGAAGGTTTCAGAGAGGAAAGCGAGAACGGCCTTTCGGGAGCCGACGAGAACCGTCAAGATCAAGCGCTGGTATCAGGGACAGCTCCTGAAGGTGGTCGAGCAGATCGCGAAGCTGAGCGAGCAGAGCGACGCGGATGATCCCGTCGTTGCGGCGGCCGAGATCAGCGCACAGCTAAACGCATACAGCGGCAGGCTGCGGGACTGGGCTCGCGAGATCGCGGCGAAGATGATCGTCGACGTTTCGGATGCGGACTATCAGGCGTGGCTGAAGGTCGGGAAAAACATCTCGAACGCCACAAGGCGGATGCTCTCTAGCGACTCCGTCGGCGACGTCTTTCAGCGACTGCAGGACGAGGAGGTCGAACTCATCACCAGCCTTCCGCGTGAGGCGGCTGAGAAGGTTCACGAGTGGACGAAAGAGGGCCTCGCGCGCGGCGATCGCTACGAGCAGATCGCACAGCGCATCCGCGACGAGCTAGGACCCGTCACGAAAACTCGGGCGATATGCATTGCTCGGACTGAGACAGCTAGAGCGCGGACGAACTTCACGCAGGCGCGCGCAAGGAACGTGGGTTCTCCTGGCTACTACTGGCGCACGGTCGAGGACGGCCGCGTACGGCCCATGCACCGAAAGCTGAACGGCACTTTCCACTTGTGGACAGAGCCTCCGGCTTGCGACGTCGGGCGCGGCGGCGTTCCGCTACATGCCCATCCAGGATGCATCTTTAACTGCAGATGCTGGGCCGCTCCGATCTTTCCGGAAGATATGGAGATCAAGAAAAAATGAAGTACACCGACGGAAATTTTTATGCCGTCGAGCGGGTCTCCCCGAGTATCGAAAAGACGCCTGAGGGCTATCTCATATGCCGCAGCGTCCCGATCTCTCGGGTAGGGACCTTCGACTACTCCGCTATTGAGGCGGGGCTGCCCGCCGGTCCGGACGGCATCGTCAAGATGCAGCGCACGGCCGACGAGCTTTTTGCGCCTGACACGATCCGATCTTTTGAAGGAAAAGACGTCGTGATCGGGCATTCGACTTTTGTCGATCCGAAAAACTGGCGGCGCCGCTCTATCGGCACCGTCCAAAACGTCAGGCAGGGAGAGGGCGGCGACGCCGGCAAGCTCCTTGCCGACTTGCTCATCAAAGACGCCGACGGGATCAAGCTCGTCGAGGGTGATCGTCTTCGCGAAGTGTCCTGCGGATACGACGCGCAGCCGGTATCCGACAGTGTCGGGCATGGGCATCAGGTGGCGATCGTGGGTAATCACGTCGCTTTAGTACCAAAGGGGCGCTGCGGCGACTCCTGCAGAATCAGGGATGGTGAAATGCCGAATCTGAAAACGATTCTTCGTCGCGCCTTCAAGGATGGCGAAGAAGAAAAATTTAACGAGGCGCTGGACAAGGTCGACGTCAAGCCTATCGGTGACGAAGACCCGGATGGCGTCCAGCCAATCACGCCTGAGGTCCACGCCAAGGCGCCGGAAGATCGCCTCGCGGTGCTCGAACATGAGTACGGTGAGATGGGGCAGAAGATTGACGCTATGCGCCAGATGCTTGAGAAGCTCGTTATGGCGAATGGAGGCGACGGCGAAAAGGTCGGCGACGAAGACACCGGCGCCGATCCGGAGCCCGCCCCGGAGGACAAGCCGGTCACGGATGAGTGCGCGAAAGGCGTTCTCGACGAGGCCGAAGAGCTCTGCCCCGGCATGAAGCGCCCAGTGGGCGATGCTAAGGACGGCCACTTCACGGTCGGTCAGCTCGCGCGCGTCAAGCGTCAGGCTCTTAAAGATGCCGGCGTCAAGACTTTCGGCGACGCCGCGATGCTTGACGGCGTTGCGCTCGATACCGCTTTCAAGGCCGCGCTTATGCTTAAGCGCGCCGAGAAAAATCCGACGGCCAAGCGATACGGTGACGCCTCTCCGGCGCACCGTCCCACGAACGCCGAACTCAATAAGCGCTTCAGCGAATTTTGGAAGGGCAAGTAAAAATGGCTCAGTTTATCGGTACCTCTATGTCGCGCGGCTTTGCCGGTATGCTCACGCGCGGCTTCTTCGACAACACGACCGAAGTGAAGGCAAATGACGGCACAACGCCGGTTCAGGCCTTCGGTATTCCCGTCAAGTGGAACTCGACCCAGACCGGCGTGACGCAGGTTACGGCTGCAGCTGATGCTGTCATCGGCTTCGCTGTCCGTAGCTACGGTCAGGCAATCCCGGAAGCGAGCGGCGGCTCCTATCAGCAGCAGAACATTGTGACGGTACTCAAGCGCGGCTACATCGCCGTCGCCTCTGTGGGCGGCACCGTTGTGACCGGCGGGCAGGTTTATCTCACTTCGACCGGTGGCCTTAGCGCCGAAAGCTCCGGCAATACCGCAATCCCCGGCGCCCTTTTCGCAGGTACGGCTGACGCCGAAGGCCTCGTCGAAATCGCCTACAACATCTAAGGAGAAGACACAAAATGCGTTTCTCTGATGCAGAAATTTCCTCGACCGGCGCCTTCCTCGTCGGCGAGCTTGAGCGACTCGACCCCGAGCTGTACGAGCCGATCACCGACTTTACGTGGAGCCGCGACATTGATCTCCGTACCGACGTCACGATCGCGGACGAGATCTCGAGCTTCATCCTTTCTAACTACGCCGGGGGCTTCGGTGGAACTGGTGTCGGCAAAAAGAGCTGGATCTCCGGCCTTGATACGACGCCCGCTCAGGTCGGCGTAAGCCAGACGAAGGTCACGTATCCCATCACTCCGTGGGGCATGGAGGTCTCGTACTCGATTTTCGAGCTGCAAAAGGCTATGAAGACCGGCCGCCCGATCGACGTACAGAAGTACGACGCGATGCGCACGAAGCACCAGCTCGACATCGACACGCAGGTCTACGTCGGCGACAAGGAGATCGGCGTCACTGGCCTGCTCAACTCCGACGATCAGGTCACCTCCGAAAACATCGGAACGTACACGCCGGGCACGACGACGCCGCAGCAGGCGATCCAGCTCTTCAATGACGTGCTCGCGCAGGCGTGGGCCGCGACGCAGTACACGCGCGTTCCGAATCGGATCTTGGTGCCGCCCGCCCTCTTTACCGACCTCGTGGGCACTCAGCTCCCGAACACCGACAAGAACTTGCTACAGTTTGTGCTCGAGAACTCCCTCACGCGCGCCAATGGCGGCTTCCTCGAGATCTGGCCGGTTAAGTGGCTTGCGGATGAGAAGCTCTTCTCGAAGCCCCGCATTGTCGCCTATACGAAGGCCCGCGACGTTGTGCGCTTCCCGCTCGTTCAGCTGCAGTCGATGCCCGTCCAGTACCGCGACTATCAGCAGTGCGTCCCCTACTACGGCGCTCTCGGTGCCGTCGAAATCGTCCGTCCGGAGATGCTCTTCTACGGCATCCTTCAGGACTAACGGGAGGGTGCGCTATGAAGCGTATTACCGTCAAAGGACGCACGATCTACCGCACGAAAAGCGGCGAGAATGTCGTCCGAACGACCTTCGAGAAAGGTCAGGTCTACGAGGTGGACGACGCCGTCGCCGATGCGCCCTTTATGAAAGAGCGTATCGCGTCGGTCGAGGACGTTTCGGCATCGAGGCCCAAGAAAAGGGCCAGGGCGGCTGAGGAGGTGAAGGATGACGACACCTATACCGCTGACCGTTGAGTCTTTTCGTGATGCCTTCCCCGCATTCACGACCGCCCTTTATCCAGACGCAGCTGTAGCGAGCCGCCTAGCACTGGCAGCTCGCTTTTTTTCTGCACCCATGTGGGACGACCCGGATGTGCGCAAGCACGTCATGGGTCTCTATACCGCGCACCACCTCGAGGTGCTTGGGTCGAAAGCGTCTGGCGGGAGCGGAGGCGGGGCATCGGCAAGCCTTGTTTCGAGCAAGTCTGTAGACGGCGCGTCCGTCAGCTTTGACACCGCCACCGGCTCGTGGGATGGTGCGGGCTTTTGGAATCTCACGCCGTACGGTCGTGAGCTCTGGTACCTCATGCAGGTCTACGGCGCAGGAGCGATCCAGCTATGAGCAAACCGCGCGTCTATACCGTCACGATCGACGTCGACAAACGCAAGGCGCTCAAGGACGCGCTCGATCGCATGAGGAAAACGGCCGTCTACGTTGGGATTCCCGCGGACAGCGAGCAGGACAAGCGACCGGACAAAGCGCCGATTACTAACGTCCAGCTCGGCTACATCCACGAGTACGGAAGCCCGTCGGCAAATATCCCCGCTCGACCTTTCCTACGTCCCGGCATTCAAAAGGCCGAGGGAAGCCTGCGAAAGACCATGAAGCGAGCGGCGACAGCTGTGCTTGCAGAGAACGAAGCAGGCTTCCAGAGGGAGATGGAGACCGTCGCTCTCAAGGCCGAGACGGCCGTCAAGGACTACATGAACTCGGGCGAATTTGAGCCGCTGGCTCCGAGCACGATCAAGAAGCGCAAGTCGAAGATCGAGAAGCTCGGAAGCGAGGACATGACGATAAAGCCCCTGATCGACACGGGTAATCTCCAGAACTCGATCGCGGGCCTAGTCGTAGAGGAGTAGCGCATGGCACTTCTGGATGTGAGCGAGGTCATCACAGACCCGCTTTTTACTTCGCCCGTCCGGCTTGTCGGCATGGTCCAGACCTACGACGAGAACGGCAATCCAGTCTGGCAAGAAAGCTCGAGCGCGGAAATTATGGCGGTCGTCACAGCCGATATGAAGACGCTCGAGCGCCTTCCGGACGCGATGCGCTGCGAGGGTTCGATCATCGTCCGCTTCATGATCTCGGACGCTCCGGCGGACTTTCAGGGCGGCGGGTATGACGCGGTGATCTGGCGGGGCAAGCGCTTCGCCATCAAAGACAGCGCGGATTACAGCCAGTTTGGGCAGGGCTTTTACCGACTTATCTGCTGGCCGGAGGACTCAAACGATGGCAGCTATACAGATCCCGCAGGCGAATGACTCTACTCGGCCAGGCGTACTGACGGCGAGCGCGTCGACCTATACCGCGCCGGATGACGTGCTGCGTCTCTACCTATCGTCGATCGTCGGCATCGATAAGACGCTCGTGCGCAAGCGCTGGCAGTCGAAGCCGGGCACGCAGCCGCCTGTCGGCACTGACTGGGCGGCCGTCGGCGTCGATCGTATCGAGACGCAGGGCTTCCCGTATCAGTCAGGGACGAAAAATCCGGACGTGATCACGCGGACGAGCTGGCAGCGCATGCACTGCATCGCGTCTTTCTACGGCCCAAACGCCGCAGAGAATGCCGACGCCTTCCGCGAGGGAGCGCAGCTAGGACAGAACGTCGACACTCTCAGCGCTTTCGGCCTGAAGGTTCAGGGCGTCGACGACTACATCCCGCACGTGCCGGACTTCGCTTTTGCCCAGTGGGTCGACCGCTACGATGTCTTTTTTATCGTCGCGCGCAAGGTGACGCGCACCTATGGCGTCCGGACGCTTGTCAGCGCGGACGATATCGAAATTACTACGGAAAAGGGGAAATCATGACTCTCCATACTCTCTCGATCTCGAACGTTGTGAACGTTCAGGTCAATATGTCGCCGCTGGCTGCGGCGACGCGAAACTTCGGCGCGGCGCTCATCATCGGCACCTCGCCGGTTATCGACGTCTCGGAACGCATCCGGACGTACTCGTCTAGCGAGCTGACGGACATCGCGACGGCCTTCGGCTCTACGTCGCCGGAGTATCTCGCGGCGGTGGCCTTCTTCGGGCAGTCTCCGCAGCCGTCTGCGGTGCAGATCGGACGATGGATCCAGTCAGCCTCTAGCGGTCTGCTCAAGGGCGCTATTCTGACGACCGCTCAGCAGCAGATGAGCAACTTCACGAGCATCGAATCGGGGGCTTTTGATGTCACCGTCGATGGTGAAGTGCTCAACGTTCAGAACATCAATTTGAGCGAGCAGGTTAATCTAAATGGCGTAGCCTCTCAGGTCTCGGGTGCGATGAAGTCTCGGGCCCTTTGCGAGTGGAACGGCTCTCAGTTTGTCATCACGAGCGCGACGACTGGCACGACCTCGACGGTCACGAATGCGTCTGACACGGATCTGACGCGGGCTCTTGGCCTTGCGTCCGGCACGACCTCAGTTGGCGGCGCTCCGGCGGAGACGCTGCCGGAAGCCATTTCAGCGCTGATCGACTATCCGTCGTGGTACATGGCCGTCCTTGCCGCACCGGCAGAATCCGACGCGATCGTCTCGGCCGCTCAGATCATCGAAGCGGCGAATCCACGCAGGCTTTTCGCGATCACGACGCAGGACACGACCTGCCTCAGCCCGCAGGACACGAGCTCTGTCGGCTATCTGCTCTCGAAGGCAGGGCTACAACGCACGCTGTGGGTCTACAGCTCTTCGTCTCCCTACGCCGCCGCCTCTGTCCTCGGCCGCATGAGCACGATCAACTTCGAGGGCGGCGATACGACGATCACCCTCAAATTCAAGCAGCTTCCGGGTATCGCTCCTGAAAATCTGACGCTCTCGCAGGCGAACGCCATTAGCGCGAAAAACGGAAACGTGTTCGTCGCCTATGACAATGACACCGCGATCATTCAGGAAGGCGTCATGGCGGGCGGCTGGTATATCGACGAGCGGCAGGGCCTCGACTGGCTCGAAAACTACGTCGCGACGGCGGTCTGGAATCTCCTTTACGGCGCCGGGAAGGTCGGGCAGGATGAGGTCGGCTCTACGGAGCTCGTCGCGACTGTCTCGCAGGCTCTCGAGCAGGGTGTGGCAAACAACCTCATCAGCCCGGGCGTGTGGAACGGCCCCGGCTTCGGCGCGCTCAGCCGCGGCGACACGCTCTCGACCGGCTACTACGTCTACATCCAGCCTATGGCCGAGCAGTCTCAGGCAGACCGCGAGGCGCGAAAAGCTCCGCCGATCCAGTGCGCCGTCAAGCTGACGGGCGCGATCCATTTTGTCGATGTGACGATCAACGTCAACCGCTAAAGGACTTTAACGATGGCTTATTCATTCTATGAGGTCACGGCGACGCTCACGGGCGCTGCCGGCGTGATCAATCTGGGCGCAGGAAGCGCCACTTCCAAGGAGGGCATCTCCGTCACCCTGACGCAGTCGCGAAACGCGATGACGATCGGCGCGGACGGCGAGTATATGCACTCTCTCCGTTGCGACAAGAGCGGTACGGTTACGGTCCGACTTCTCTACACGTCTCCGGTCAATGCGAAACTTCAGAATATGTACGAGGCGCAGGCGTTAACGCCTAGCGCTTGGGGTCAGAACGTGATCGTGATCGTAAACAAGGGAAACACCGAGACCACGACCTGCCGCGGCGTCGCCTTCCAGAAGCAGCCTGACCGAACTTATAACGAGGACGGGCAGTTTCTCGAGTGGGTCTTCGACTGCGGCAAGATCGACACCGTCACGGGGACCTACTGATGACTATTGCTCCTAGAACTGTGAGCGTCGGTGGGCACGAGTACAGAATCGGGCAGCTTAGCTGCTTCGACTCGCTACACGTGGCCCGCTCGATCTCTTTTTTGGCGCCGGTTTTTGTCGGCGAGGTCTACGGGCAGATCATGAAGCTCCTCGAGGCGTCGAAGGATCGTCCGGACGTGCCGGCGGCGAAGCTGCTCGACGAGATCGTCGACATTATTCGCGTCAGCGAGCCCTTTCTCTATCGCATCTCGATGATGGATCGAGCGGCCTTCGAGGGCGTCGTCAAAACGTGCCTGTCTTGCGTCGAGCGGCATGACGGACGCAGCTACGGCCGCGTCGTGATCGACGGTCAAATGATGTATGCCGACATCGATGCGCCAACCGCGCTTGAGCTCACGCTCGACGTACTGGTGCGCGAGATCCGCCCTTTTTTCTCCGCGCTATGCAGACAGGGCTTCGGCGCGGAGCAGGCGGCTTCGACGAGTCCCGCTTGAGGGCCCTGCCGGACGGCTTGGACTTCCTCCTACGGCCCGTCCGGGCGGGTTTCTGCCGATTTGAGAGTCTCAAGGACGGCACACTGACGCTCGAGGATGTTTTCCTCATGAATGCGTATTTGGACAACCAAGCCTTTAATGAGGCTGAGATTATTAGGATGACAAGGCATGGCGAGCGTTCTTGAGGGTTTCTTAGTCCGGCTCGGTTTCGACGTCGATAAAGACGGGCAGAAGCGCTTTGATGCCGACGTAGACGCGGCATCCAAGCGCATAAAGGGAATGGCAAAGCACGCGGTAGCCGCAGGCGCGGCTATCGGCGCGGCCTTCCTGAAAGCGTCGAGTGATGTGAACTCGCTCTATAACGCGACAAACTTCACTGGCTCAAGCATTCGGGGCTTTACCGCTCTGCAGAAAGCCGTGGAGCGTGTCGGCGGCTCTGGCGCGTCGGTCTCTGCGGCCTTTCAGAGTTTGGCGCGGAACGTCATGACGCTCGGCCCGGGCTTCGAGGAGCTGCTAGATCATCAGCTCGGCGTGAGCCTGACCGACAGCGTCGGAAAGCTGCGCGATATGTCGGACGTCTTTATGGACATCCGAAACAAGCTCGCGGAGATCAATAAGGTCGATCCGATTCAAGCGCGCCAGCTTGCCTCGGTAGTCGGCCTCGGAGACGCCTTCGATGCCGTCATGAAAAAGGATTTTCCGGCAGAGCTCGAGCGCACGCGGTCGCTCATGGGTGGCTTCGCTGAGGACGTGGACAAAAGCGCGGACTCGACGCATCGCCTTATGAACGAGCTTAGCAACACGTGGGGAGTCATTACGGGCGCCATCCAGAGCGGAGCGGCGCAGATCACCGACGCGCTCGATCTCGATCAGAAGCTCAAGGACTTTAACGATGGCTTTTCGATCTGGATGCGTGACACTGTTAAGGCCGAGGTGCAAATGGTCAAGGACTCCGACGGTGTCCTCGATTGGGCTCAAAAGTGGCTCTTCGATGCGGACGACTATCAGAGCGCCGCGACATACAAGCGTCTCGGCGAAAAGATCGCGTCCGGAAAAGCGACTGATGACGAAAAGGCTCAGTATGAGGAATTCGGGAAAGATGATGACGTCGTCGAGATCGCGTCCGGAAAGCTAGAGGCACAGAAGGAGCCGCAGGCGGTGGCACCGGCCGCTGCGCCAGATGATGGGCCCGCGCCTATAGATCGTCCTGTGACGATCGAAAGGCCAGAGCCCATCGAGGTGCCTGCGCAACCCGTGCATGTTGAGCCGCTCGCAAAAATCGAGACGCCGGAGCCCATCGAGGTGCCTGCGCCTGTCGCCACTGTCACGGTCGACGATAGCGACAGCGAGACTACCTCGACGCCTGTTAGGGTCGAGGCCCCGACGCCCGCACCGGCAAGAACCGACAGGCAAGAGCCGCCTCGAGTTCGCGAGTCGGTCAGAGCACCCGCCCTGGATATGGACATCAAGCAGTCGCGCTTTGCGGACGTGCGCGGCATCCGGAATAACAACCCCGGGAATCTTCGCGCATCACGGCTCGCGTCAGGAAAAGACGACGGCTTTTCGACCTTTGCCACAATGGTCGACGGGTATCGGGCGATGGCCGAACAGCTCAAGATGTATGGGAATGCGGGCCTCGATAACGTGGCGAGTATCGTCACGAAGTACGCTCCGGCGTCCGAGAACAACACATCGGCATACATCGACAGCGTCGTCTCGTCGATGCGAAAGGATCTGGGGACGAAGGAGCTGGTCGCGACGACGTCCCTAGATCTTGGAGATCGGCGCGTACTGAAGTCGCTCGTAGACGCGATGATCGATCACGAGAACGGCAGCGGCGCCAGCGACTACTTCAATGGCTCGGCGTACAGCGCGGCGATCGCTGCGGCCTCGCAGACTACGCAGAAGTCGCGCACAGTGGCGAGGGGCGACAAGATCGCCTCGACCGGCGGCATCGTCATCAATCAGGCGATCAGCGTAACCGGGCAGGATGCGGTCGCCGCAGCGGGGACTATCGCCCGCGAGACAAAGCGCCAGATCGCCCGAAACAGCACAAGCAACTTGTCGTAGGAGTGGTAGATGCCTTCACTTGAAGCCCTGATCATGGGGACGAAAAGAGCGATCGAGCCTGTCGACCTAAACGGTGTCTCTGCCGGCGAAGCGATCATCCCCGACGTCACTTTATCGGAGATGCACAGCGACGAGGTGGCCGTGACGCAGCACCCCGTCGATACTGGCGCGAACATCGCGGACCACGCCTATCGGCAGCCCGCGACGGTCGTCTGCACTTTCGGTTGGTCGGACTCCTCGCGCCTGATCAACTCCTTGATGGACGGCGGTACGGGCGCTGTCGGATCGCTTCTCAAAGGCAAGGGATCTGTCGAGGACGTTTATAAAACACTGCTCGAGCTCAAGGACAAGCGAACGCCGCTCAAGCTGTCGACCGCGAAGCGCGTCTATCCGTGCGTAATCATCACGCGCATCACGACGACGACGACGGTCGACTCAGAAAATGCGGCTGTGATCGAGATCACTTTTCAGGAGATCCTCGTGGCGCAGGCGAAGACGGTCACGCTCGCCAGCGTGCAGCAGAAAAAACCTGAGAAGACGGCAAGCGTTAAGAATGGCGGGCAGCGCTACGGCACGCCCGCACAACAGCTACTGGAGGGACGATGATCGTCGAGATACCGCTTACGACCGGCGCGCAGAGCTTCAGCATCAGCCTAGGCGGCACGCAGTATCAGATGAGCCTGGTCTATCGCTCCGCCGATGGTGGCGGATGGTTTCTAGATATAGTGCGCGCGGACAGGAGCGATGCCATCTACGGCATCCCGCTCGTTCTCGGCGAGGATCTGCTCGCGCAGCATCAGTACAAAGGCTTCGGGCACCTTCTCGTTCAGCTTGAGAGAGGAGAGACCGGACATCCTACGTACGACGATATGGGCGTCGGATTGCATCTTTACTGGAGCGATGAGCCGTGGAATACAGCCAGTGGATCAGATACTTCCGCCTGACCGTAGCGGTCGACGGGACGAACAACGTCGCGCTTGATCTGAGCGACTTTCGCGTGCGATTTTCGATCTCGCAGCAGCTCGCAAGCCGACCGACTACAGCAGAAATTACCGTCTATAACGTGGCGCAGAGTACCGTCGACGCGATCAAGACGCCGACAAATCAGCTCGTCAAAAATAGCCGGCCTCGAGTGATCCTCGAGGCGGGATATCAGGAAGACCACGCGATCATCTTTCAGGGTGATCTTTGGTGGAAATCGACGGGCCGCGAGAGCGAGACCGATACGTATATGAAGCTGATCGCGGCGGCAGGAGACCGTGCGCATCAGTACGCCGTCGTCAATCTCTCGCTGCCGAAAGGCGCTACTCAGGAACAGGTCTTCGGCGCCGTCGCCGCATCCATGCAGGAGAAAGGCGTCGGCGCACCGGCGAACAAGCCCACGCTTATGTCGACAAAACTCCCGCGCGGGAAGGTGCTCTACTCGATGTCTGCGGACGCTATGCAGGGCATAGCGGACACAAATGCCTTCGAGTGGTGCTATGGTGCGAACGGACTAATAGCCATACCGAAAGAGCGCGTCTACGACCCGTCTGAGGAGGTCGTCGTGCTCGATGCGACGACAGGCCTCATCGGGCGCCCGACGCTGACGGTCGATGGCGTTCAGCTTCAATGCTTGCTAAACCCTCGGCTCGATGTGGGGTCGCTCATTCAGATCGACAACGGCACCATACAGAATCAAACGTGGAGCACGGAGACTACGGCGGGCGCCGTTCAGGCAAACTATGCGGCCGCGGATGCGATGATCGCGGCCGACGGCATCTATCGAGTGTTCAGCCGCGAGTTTGTCGGCGACACGCGTGGGAATGAGTGGTACGCGAACTTGATGGCCTACGGCGTGAATGCTCAAAAGCCGCTGACGCCGTCGATTAGCTCGACCATGCCGAATATGTAGAGGAGTGGAGATGATCTCTCTAAACACGTTCATGGACGACCCAAATCAGCGGGAGCGTCAGTTTTTCAACGGGCGCGCCGCGATGCTATGGACTGCGCTCCCAGGCATCGTCCAGAGCTTCGACGCCGTGGCGATGACGTGCGAGGTGCAGCCCGCCATTCAGGGCAAGCAGCGCGACGAGGATGGTTCGATAAAGCTCGTAAACCTGCCGCTTCTTCTTGACTGTCCGGTCGTCTTCCCGCACGCGGGCGGCTGTTCTCTGACCTTTCCGATCAAGCCCGGTGACGAGTGCCTAATCGTCTTCTCCTGCCGCGCCATTGATCTCTGGTGGCAGAGCGGCGGCGTACAGCCTCCGGCGGAGACGCGGATGCACGATCTCTCGGACGGTTTCGTCATCCCCGGGCCGTACAGCCAGCCGAAAGTCATTCCCGCCGTCAGTACCGACTACGTCGAGCTCCGCAGTGACGATCGACAGGCCTATCTGGCGATCCATCCGAGCACGCATGAGGTACGGGTTGAGACGACCGGGGACGTGATCGCAACAGTCGGCGGTACGACGGCGGCGACGCTTGACGGCGCCGTTACGATCGACTGCGGTTCTACGCTGACCGCGACGGTCTCCGGAGCGACGAAGATCACCTGTCCGACGCTTACGGTCGACTGCCCTCAGACGACCTTCACCGGCGCCGTGACTGTGCGGGGGCTTCTGACCGGCACCGGCGGCTTCAGTATCAGCGGCGGTTCTGGCACGACCGCGAAGGTGTCCGGAAACATCTCGTTGCGGGGCTCTCTGGAAGCGTCCGGAGACGTCACCGCGAGTGGCATCAGCCTCAACTCTCACACTCACACGGAGCAGGGAGATGGAAACGAGACGAGTGGTCCGCACTGACTTTTTAGGGGGCTTCTGTGAAGGTTCGAAAACTAAGCGCCACAGGCGACTATCAACTAGGTCATGGCGACCTCGACTTTATGCAGAACACGCCGGAGGCCGTAGCGCAGAACGTCATGACGCGGCTCGCGCTCTGGCGCGGCCGCTGGTTTATCGACACGCAGGACGGCACGCCGTGGCTGCAACAGATTCTAGGAAAGCATGAGGCGGTCGACGTCGTGCTTCGCTCGCGGATCCTCGAGACGCCGGGCGTGACTGCGATCGACAGCTTCGAGGCGGTGCTCGATCCGGACACGAGGCGGCTTACGGTCTCGGCGACGATTAGCACGCAGTACGGACAGACATCTTTTCAGGAGGGCTTAGATGCCTATCAGTGATCCGGTCTTTCAGGTGACGGCGCAAGGCATCACCGCGCCCAGCTACGCGGAGATCCTCGAGTATCTGCAGGGACAGGCGCGGCAAATCTTCGGCAGCGACATCAATCTGAGCGCGGACACGCAGGACGGTCAGCTAATCGCGATCGTCGCGGCCGCCATCTCGGACGCGAATGCGCAGGCGATCGCCGTCTATAACTCCTTTAATCCGAATACTGCTGTAGGCGTCGCGCTCGACAGCGCGGTCAAGATGAACGGGCTTAAGCGTCGAGAGCCTACGCAGTCGACGGTCGATCTCCTACTTGTCGGTCAGGCTGGTGCGGTCATTACGAACGGCGTCGCCATCGACACCTTCGAGAATCGCTGGCTGCTCCCGGCGTCGGTCGTCATCCAGACGATCGGGCAGACCACTGTCACCGCTATCGCCGAAGAGGCGGGAGACATCGCGGCGCCTGCCGGATCGATTACGACGATCGGGACGCCGACGCTCGGCTGGCAGTCTGTGACGAACCCCTCAGCGGCGACGATTGGCGTACCGGTCGAGACCGACGCAGAGCTTCGCGCGAGGCAGGCGCGATCGACGGCGATCGCTTCCGTCTCCCTCTGGGAGGGCATTATCGGCGCGCTACTCGATCTGCCCGGCGTCACGCGAGTATCGGGCGTCAAAAATGACACCGACACGCCGACGCCGGATGGCATTCCCGGCCACTCGATCGCGATGATCGTAGAGGGCGGAGACGCGCAGACGATCGGCGAGACGATCTTCCTCAAGAAGGGCGAAGGCGTCGGAACCTTCGGCGATGTGTCGATCACGTATCTCGATGCCTACGGGTTTCCGAATACGGTCTATTTCTCGCGCCCGGACGTCGTGCAGATCTACTGCACGATCACTATCACTCCCGGCGCCGGCTACCTGTCGTCGGTCGCGGACGAGATCCAGCAGAGAGTCGCCGACTACGTCAACTCCCTCGACATCGGCGTCTCTGTCAACATCGGCCGCGTCTTGGCGTCGGCCATCAAGGACTGCACGACGGGCGTCGATACGCGCTTCGACGTGACCGGCATCACGCTCGGAACCTCGAGCGTCGCCCAGTCGGCCGCGTCCGTACCGATCGCGTGGGATGGTGCGGCGCAGTGCTTGGCGGCAAATGTGTCTGTGGAGCTTGCTGATGAGTGAGAACGACTACACCGCGCTGATCGCGGGCTATCACGTAGACAAGCCGCTTTTTACTGAGTGGATCTACGCGCTTACGCAGCCGCTGCAGGTCGCGAGAGACAGACTCGCGCAGATGCAGCAGGACTTCGACGTCGATACCGCCGTAGGCGCGCAGCTAGACGCCGTAGGCGCGCGCGTCGGCATGAGCCGGACGCTTCCCGTCACGCTGACAGGCGTCTACTTCGCGCTCGATGACGTGGACGGCATCGGTCTCGATCTGGGCGTTTGGAAAGGACAGTACGACCCCGACGACGGTACAGTGACGATGGGCGACGGTACATACAGAGCGGCCATAAAAGCCAAGATCGCCGCGAATAACTGGGACGGGACGATGGGGTCTTTACCGGCCTTCTTCGACGCCATCTTCTCGGCGTTCGGTGTCTCCGGAAAAGTCATCGACCTTCGCGACTATCAGACGATGACGGTCGCGATCAATCTCACGCAATCGACGACGCCGCCGATCGTCTGGGAGCTGATCTCCCGCCGCATCATCGACATCGTCGCAGCTGGCGTCGGTTTGACCATTACAGATAACAACCCGTGGTTCGGCCTCGACTACGACACGGCCTCCGTCAAGGGATTGGACGGGGGCTATTGGTTCCCCTTCAACGAGGTGATGGATGGGTAGCGCGCCATGCGCGCTTGCTCTGAAGATTGCGGTCGATCAGATCGCGCAGGACATTGAGAACAACCAGAAGTTCGCTAGGAAGCCAGAGGTCGTCGGGCAGACGGCTCTCGAAGCTAAGGTGGCCGAACTTCAGACAAAGACTTGGAAACAGGAGACCTTGAATGGCAACCAATAAGCTTCTTCCGTTCGCCAACGGTGACGAAGTCAACGTACTCGACTTCTCGCAATGGGAAGCCCTGCCGGCCCGAAAGACCGGCTTTCAATCCGGAATCGCCAAGAGCGCGGAGTTCAACTATATCCTCGCCCAGGGCGGCACGGCCGGTTACATCTGGGGGCAGTTCGCCGTGGACTATGCCGGTGTCGATGCTACGCTCAAGGCCCCCGAACTCTACGCGTCCGTCAAGACGGCCATCGCGGCCTTCGTGCCTCTGGCCGTCGCCGACAATGCCATCAACGGCTCGAAGCTCACCGACGGAACGGTGACGGGTGCTAAGCTCGAGGCGAACGGCGTCACGTTTGACAAGATGAACACCTCCGCCATCGCTACGGATGAGGAGGCCAAGGCCGGCACCGCCACCAAAAAGCTCATGACGCCAAAGGGCGTCGCCGCCGCCATCGCCCAACAACTGTCGACGGCATTTCCTACCGGGATGATTGCCTTTTTCGCACTGAAAAACATCCCGGATGGTTGGTTGCTCTGCAACGGAGCAAATGTCAGCCGCACCACTTATGCCAATCTGTTCGCAGCGATTGGTACAAACTTTGGTTCTGGCGACGGCTCAACGACGTTCACCTTGCCCAACATGGGCGGGCGCTTCATCGAGGGCGCGACGTCGGTCGTAGACGTCGGCAAGACTTATGAGAGTGGGTTACCGAATATCGAAGGCTCATTCAAGATATATGCAGATTTTTTTGGGAGCGGAACTATTTCCGACTGCGTTGGATTTATATATGAATCCTCGGTTGATCCGAGCGAAGGCAAATACTTAGGGGTGTCTAAATATGGTGACGAAAAGGACCACGGCGGCATTGGCCAGTACAAAATGTCGGCCTCAAGATCTTCGCCCGCATTTGGCTCTTCTTCAGGCGTTCAACCACCATCCGTGGCCTTGCTCCCCTGCATCAAGTCTTAATGCAAAGCAGAACGCTCATCTCGGGCCATTCTCCGAGACGCAGATCAGTGACGCGACCTGAGGCGGAGATGCGCAGATACCAAGTTTTCAGGCCTGACGGGTAGATCCTCAGGCAAAGACCGTGCCCGTCCGGTGCGGTGAACCTCTTTGAATGTGCGGCTTCAGTGTCGCAATCTTTTTCGCAGAAAGGAAGCTCATATGACGACTTTTAAAAACCTGCCCTACACGGACGCTGACGGCTACTACGAAGGCCTGTGCACCGTCATGGAGGGCGAAGGGATCGGGCTTCCGGACCACGTAGCTGACGCCGCGGCGCCCGAGGATCCGGAGCACTACTTCTACAAGCTCAACGCCGACCGCGCGGGGTGGGCGCCCGAAAAGAAGCCGACCTCTGCCTCAGAGTGCGTTGCTGTCGGTGCGGTCTCGCACACGTCGCAGACCGAGAGGTGCGCCGCCCTGCGAGAGCTCTTTCAGAAGCTCACCGAGGGCTCGACGGAGTACCGCGTCAAGCGCGGCCAGGACATGTCGTGGGCGGTGGAGCAGATCCCTGAAAAGACTGTCGAAGAAGTCCGCACGGAAAAGACCAGCGAGTTGGATGCGGCGTTTAATTCCTGGTACACGGACGGCGCCACGATGAAGTCGAGCCTCGGCTTTGATGCCGACTCTGACTCCCGCGCCATGCTGGATGTGAACGGCCTCGTGACGGCCGCCGAAGCACAGGTGACCTTCGATACGGACGGCACGCTCGTCTTCATGGACGCCAACAACCAGGGCCACGCCGTCACCCTCGATCAGCTCAAAGTCCTCCAGCTCGAGATCATCAACTCCGGCAATCTCGCTTATCAGCAGAAGTGGAAGATCCGTGATGCCATTGCGAAGGCAAAGACCAAAGAAGAGTTGGAGGCCATCACGATCAAATTCACACCCGCAGACTTCACGGCCGCATAATGAATTACATCAAGAACGTGCTGATCGCGTTGGATCAACTCGCTAACGCATTGATCGGCGGCTGGCCGGATGAGAGTTTGTCAAGCCGGGCCTGGCGGGAATACTGCTCGGGCCAGCGGCTCTGGCCAAAGCGGCTGATCGATGCCTTGCTGTGGTTCGACAAGAACCACTGCGAAGAATCGTACAAAAGCGAAATTCTCAGGCGACAGTTGCCGCCTTCAATGCGCGAATGGAATGAACCCCCCCCCCCCACACACATTGTGAGCTACTTTTGCGGGTGGGGGTACGTTTTGTACCCTGACTGCTATGGCTACTGACGGAAAGAAATATCACCCCTCCACGAGAGGGGCTTTTTTATGGTTGCTGCGGGGTTTGCGTCCCAAACCAACATCAAATCCCCTGAGATATCTCTCGGGGGATTTTTTTATGCGCGTGTGCTTCTAGCGACTGTCGATACTAGAGGCACGGGAGGATTTATGCCTTACAAGGATTTTTCGGAACTACAGGCGTTGGCTGCGTCAACGGGGTTTGCCGGCGTGTGCGGCTGGCTCAACTATCTTTTATCTGTCCAGGAAGGCCGCGCGTTTTCTTGGGGTGGAATGTTCATTCATTGCGGTATCTCAGCGATGTGCGGCTGCATCTCGTATGAGCTGCTGGCCTTTGAAGGCTTTCCGCCGGGCGTGTGTGGTGCCTTGTCCGGCATGGCCGGCTGGGGAGGAACAAGGTTAATACGTATCGTTGAAATCACATTTGCGAAGCGTGCCGGCGTTAATAAGGAGGACTTGAAGTGAAGAATTTTGGTGAGTATTCGGCTGAGTCCGCGATGGACTTCGTCGAGGCGTGGGAAGGCTGCAGGCTTACCGCGTACAGGTGCCCAGCGGGCATCTTGACGATTGGCGTCGGTCACACGCAGGGCGTGACCGAACACGACGAAATCACCTATGAGCAGTCTCGCGATCTTCTGCGTCGTGATCTTGATCTGGTGAAGCACGGCCTCGTGCCGTTCATCAACGTCGGCGTGACGCAGGGGCAATTCGTTGCGCTTGTAAGCCTCGCTTTCAATGTGGGGGCGTACTACGTCACGCATAAATGCCCGAAGCTGATGAGAGCTTTGAACGCTGGCGATCTCGAGGCCGCCGCGCACGAGTTTCTTGATATCGACAAGGCGAACGGCAAGCAAGTGCCCGGTCTGACGCTTCGGCGTCTGGCAGAAGCAAAGCTTTTCTTAGGCGAGGGTGCCCTGGCGATATAAGGTGCACTAGTAGAGAAAAAGGAAAAGCCGCTCAGTTGTGGAGACTGGGCGGCTTCGGATATATAGACCGATTGGTATAGGTGTCTATGGAGTGTATTTTATCAAATTTAATCGGTGCGTTGAAGTTAGGGGAACTCATGATGGTTGAGGAACTGACTTGGCAGGCGACATGTGCTTATGTCTTGGCCTTTGCGTTTGTGTTGGCCATCGTGCTGTGGCTTTTTGCAAAGGCTCTTACTGCGCTCGCAAGCACCGTAAAGGCATGGAGAGATGCACTGAGATGAATAGCCTTGTCCTGAAATATGTGGCGGTACTTGTAGCGAGTGCCGCCTTTTTTGTCGGCGGCTACCAGTACGCGGCGGCACTCTACGGAGCGGACATTGCCGCACTGCGCGAGGATTACGCGACACGCGCTCATGCGCTGGAGGTGAAGTATCGTGAGAAAGAGAAGGTGCAGTACCAGTCGCTTGTGGCCGCGTGGGAAGCTAGGGACCGTGCACTTGCTCGCGTTGATGAGCTTGGCGCTGATTATGAGCGGGTGCGCAAGCAGGCCGCCGATGCAAAGCGTCGACTGTCCGCAGCTGCCGGCGGTACCTGCGACGCTGAAAGAAAGCAGCTTGCCCGATGCGCGGACTTACTCGAAAGAGGCACGGAGTTGGTTCGGCGAGGTGTCGAGCTTTCTGAGCGGACTGCGATAGACAAGGATGCGATCGCGAAGATCGTCAGTCAGTGACGAAGTTGTAGA